TATGACATTGAAGTGGAAGACCTGACCAAGAGCGAAGAAGACAGTGACGAAGAGGCGCCGTGGTGCGACGGGTGTGAAGGACCTTGTGTTTGTGGTGCTGAAGAACTATAAACTTACGTTCAATTGTTTTCGCTGCGCTCAATACCCTTATTATTAATAACCTACCAATGGGCAGGAGCAGCAGGTACAGAATTCGATATTCTTATAAACAACGAATGAATAGTACAAACGACCAGTGAAAAGTATGGCGGAAATACTTACTAAATCTGGCAAGTCGTGAACTGAAGTACCATAGTCATCAGAAGTGTACTAAGCACATTGCCTGTGGCGTGGCCGTGAACTGAACTACTTTACGATACATTTACTATGGCTGCAACGACTAGTCGTAAGAAAGACTGGTGTTTCACGATACACTCTGGACACTTTGGAGACTTGACAGAAGAGGAAGTAATCGATGGACTAAAGAAGGTAAACTGTGCTTACATTGTCTTTCAACAAGAAACTGGCGCGGCGCGTGAAGGCGGACTGGAACGTGATCATATTCAAGGATATGTGATGTTCAAAGGACAAAAGACATTGGCTGCTGCGAAAGCAGCTATGCCGTGTGATGCACACATGGCAATGCGTGCGGCGCCGAAGATCTCCGACGCTGTGAAGTACTGTAAAAAAGATGCAACTCGCCGTCTGGGCTGTACTTTCTACGAAGTTGGAACTGAACCAATGGACCAAGGTGTGAAACGTACTTTGACTGACGCATGCGAACTGGCTAAGACGAAGGGTTACAAAGCTGTTGCAAAGGAAATGCCTGAAGAGTATGTGCGCTTCTCGCGAGGACTAGAGAAACTGGACAACATTTGGGCTCAAGACCGCGTCCCGCGAATGCGCGGAATTACTATCCGCGTTCTTTACGGAAACTCTGGATGTGGAAAATCTTACTACGCTGAACACTACGACGAAACGGAAGAAACCTATCCTACCGGTGACCTGGCAGCGCTATGGTTAGATGGATACAGTTCAGAGCGCACCCTGGTGATTGAAGAAATGACTGGTAAGACTCCTTACCGTCAATTTTTGCGCCTGCTAGACGGATACCGCTACAACATGCCGACGAAAGGCGGACACGTCTGGGCTGCATATACTAATGTGATTATAACTTCGAACGATCCACCGGAACGATGGTATGGAGAAGACATGTGGTCAACTGACCCACGAGTGCCTCAATCTCCGCTTCAACGTCGAATTACTAGCATACACTGCGGATCGGGAGTGTACCCGAACAATATGTGGGATGTGCCTCTACCTCCACGAGTGGAAGAAGTCGAAGAAATGGAACCTGAACTTAACGAGGAACAACAACAAGACCAAGCAGTACTGGAACTAGATGAACTGATGGCAACTCCAGCACAAGGAGATCTGAATTGGATGGCAGGCCTATTCGGACTGGACGAAGCAGAAGGAGATATTTGAACTGAACTGTCCGAAGGTACAATGAAAAACAAACCGTTCGGTTTAACTATCGCTAAAGCGAACACGAACTCGAGAAGCAATACCGGCAAGAGTACCGATAGTAAAAGCACAAAACACAAGGTTATTACTGCGGATCTCCGTAACGGCACCAGTAGCACCAGAAAACTCAATGGGAAGATTCAACTTCTTGCTCATCTTAAACCAACGAAGCACCTGACCGGAAGAAACAACTCCGGCGCCATCACTAGCCAAACCAGCATAATTCAACGTATGACGCTTGTCATAGAGAACCTGAAAACGATCCTTGTTAACAAGATTCATGTAATCCTCAATAGTAGCATTCGCCAAAATCGTAGTGGGAGTAGTAACGGCACCATTGGCCTGCTTATCAATCAAAACCATCAAACGAATAATCTCGCCGTTGTTGGGAGTAACCTGAGCATCCATCTCAGGCAAAGAAAGGTCTCCGCGCCACATAACGCTCTTCAAAACACACTTGCGTCCAATACGCTCACTAGGTCCAACGCCCTGTGCAATCAAATTAACACCAGGGAAAATAACACCGCCACTGGCAATAACAGCATCATCAATGGAAGAGTCAATGAACTTCAATTCCGGACCAGAGTTGGCAGTGGCACCGGCACCTGCGAAACGCCCGTAAAAACCAGAACGACGGTAGTAACCTGAAAAACGACCGTGGGCCAAAGCACGACCTCCTCGGCGTGCAAAACGCGCGCGCTTATAGGAGCCCCCATTGTAACGGCCATTATAACTGCGCTTCATACCGGCAATAGAAACACCGGTGCGGCGACGATACGCGACCTCGCGCCAATCCTGGGGCATCAAAAGGTGGGAAGTGACAAAACAAAAACAGAGTTGAACTGAACTCTGAACTGAACTCGAGGCATCTACCTCTCGTGACATAGATGTGAAATCTATGTCTGGCTGGTAATAATAGGCAGCCAGACATAGACGCTTGAAAATTTTCCAATTTTCATAATTGAATTGGGAGTTGATGAGCAGTCTGGCTGCCTCACAACTTCTAGCAATGGGAGACAAGACCCTTATGGGAGACGAACTCCCAGACTTTAGCAACAAGGAAAACTTCGAAGACCCTTCGGAATGCTGGATACAATTCGTGATAGCATGTCGCACTCAAGACCCAAGTAAAGTGCGACCGTTTATGGAAAAGGCTAGATCTAGCAAGTGGACTAACGAGCTATGGAAACTAGCTACTTATGACATTGAAGTGGAAGACCTGACCAAGAGCGAAGAAGACAGTGACGAAGAGGCGCCGTGGTGCGACGGGTGTGAAGGACCTTGT